AGTTTTCAGTAGCGGGATTAATTGTACTAAATCCCTTATACATTTTAGGGCCAACATTATCGGGCTGGCTGGCAGCTGGTAACGTTATTTTTTTATAAAGATTGGCGTTCGAGCTCATTATTGATTAGGTCCTTGGTTAGGCGGAGTCACCCGTTTAAATGTGTCAATACTAGTTGTATATTTGTTCCAGTATGTTGCTGTAGGGGCAACTGGATTTGCAACTGCTCTGGATTTAGCAGGAGTATGTTCTGTAGGGTCTAAGTTTTCGTGGCCGGCCCATGGTTCGTGTTGTGGTATCCTTGCTGCCTTGGGAGCAGTTGCGGCCGCAGGGCCGTTCATATGAATGTTGGCCGCAGTTTCAACGTGATTGCCGCCGCTTCGAATGTTAGTTGCACCAGTCGCTGTCAAGTTATTTGCACCTGTTGAATTAAAATTAATGTTACCCACGCTTGCAGGACGGCCGTTACCGGCAAGGCGGCCAGCTGTAAAATTAATGTCTCGATCGGCAGTAAAATTAATATCATTTTCGCTGTGTATGCTTATACTATCTTCAGCAAATATGTCTATCTTACCGTTGCTGGTTAATTCAATCCAGGTTGTTCCTTTTGCGTTGCCGATATAAATTAAATCTTCGCTGTTGTGTAATAATATCTGATGGCCTGTTCTAGTGCGAATTCTTACAAGTTCATTGTGCGGTATATTAACGTTGCCGCCTGTTTCATTTTGCTCTACGGCCGCATACTCGGGAGGACCTTCATCAGCAGGTGTCTTGCGAAGAAACGCGGCATCGCCGTCATCCATTACAAATGCTGATCCACCTAATCTACTAACAAACGCATTGACCTGGGTTTCTTTCTGACCGACGAGACCTTGTTTGGCATTAGGATTTTTATCGACTGGTCCTGGAGTGCTGATACCAAAGACCATGCTAGGTGCTTCGCGTCTTGCACTGCTGGTCGTTAGCCCTCGTATGTCATCATTGTCGAGTCCTTGCGTAACTAGATTAGAATATTGTCCAATATGTTGTGGTTTTAGATATGTTGTTGGATCGCTATTGCTATTGTTTAATCGTTTATTGTACTCTGCAACTGGAGATCGTGCACCGACTAGACCATCAACAACTGATTCAGTTGCAGCCAACCCCGGCAACATAAAATTCATGTTCTCGTCTTGAATACAGCCGATCCAATAGCCACGTTTGGGGTCGCCTTGGATAAAGATAACCATTACGGTAGTTCCTACATCGGGCGGTACCATCCACATGCCGTAGCTTTTTTGTGTTTGATTATAATCGTTAGGAGCTTCTCCTACAAATCTAACGCCAGTAACTCCATAAAAGGGACTTAGGTAGCTCACAGTTCTTAATTCAGAAGCACTGCTGTTATTACCAATTGGACGCAATAGCTCTACTTGTAAATTACCCATGAATGACGGATCTTGATGACTTACTACCCGAGCTAAAAACGGACCAGGATCTGGCTTAGCGGGTGCTGACGAACTATGAAAGGTGTCTGGATTATTTGACATAAATTAATTCGATAAATTAAACGGATCTTTTTTATCAGCACCATCTGGATTATTATTATAAGTTTCAGACGGAGTTGCTTCAGGACGTTTAGATTCTTGAAGCGGTCGTCTTATGCCTTTTATTTCTTGCTGGAATATGCCGCCTTTAAAAGTACTATTAACGACTATCACTTGATAAAGCCCGCTAAATTTATTAACCGGGGCACTTTTTGTTGCGCCGCCGAACGTGTACAAGCCGGTGCTTTGATTAAGGTCTATTGGAGTTCTAAAATTAACTCGTATGTCAACCTCGCCGCTTTGTGCATTCACTGAGCCAGTACTGTCTAAATTAGAATATTGTGTAGGAGTGGCTGTATAATTGCCTAGACTTTGTACAATATAATAAGGATCTCCGATAATCTTCATTTTTAGTACAGTCATTTCAGCGCCTCTAGTTAAAGCATCAAACCATACTCGAGCTGAACGAGTTGCTTGTGTTTCTGCTCCGCCGCCACCAGTTAAATCTGTTCCTGTGAGTGTTTGAACAAACTCTGTAATTGCCCCTATCGTGCCAGGTTCAACTGATCTACCTTGACCCACTGGATTAACATCCGATTGCGCTTTTGCACCATCACCTTGTGCAACCGCAGTTGATGTATCAATTGACTGGGAGTTAGAAGATGCAGGTAACATTGCAGTAAAACTAAAGTTAAACCCAATTTTAAAATCAAGTATATCAACATTTTTTCCTGTATAAAGATAATTGTATTCTTTAACTACTTGGCCATTTAAATTGTCGTATCCTGCCGGTTTAACGTTTGCAGATATGAGCTTGCTGTTGTGTGTCTTGTAAGGAATAATTTTAAAAACATGCAGTCTAGGTTGTGTTCCAGTATTTGAGTTTACCTTATCGCTAAGGAAATATTGCTGTGGTACAATTAGCCAGGCGTTGCGCATACCGGTTGCATCGATGTTTGATGACTGTAACGTTGTGTCCGCATAAGCACTATTCATAATGGTATTATTAATTGCCGACAACACATCAGTGCTTTGTGCAAAGTTCATACTGGTTATAGATGCATCAGCTGTATTGAGAGCTCGTACATAGCTTTTAGCAGAAATTGAATATGCTTTAGTTTCTTTAGTTGTCGGAGAATCAGTTGCTGCCAGTCGCATGTCTGCGATTCCGATGGAATTTGCAGTGTCTTGGACCAATGTACCGTTGATATCACTGCGTGAAACTCCCAACTGTTTAAAAACAGCGTCTTTTGCGCTGAGATTAATATTGCCCAGTGGCTGGACCGCTGGGAACGAAATTTCTTCTGTTTTACTGCCCGATGCCGCTCCAACATCTGAGGCAGTTTCTGTGGGGAAATAAATTATTACTTCGTCAGCAATTTCTAAACCATTTTGTTCTTGTATCTGTTTATACTTTTTATTCATTGAAGCTTGAACGCTGTTTTCTCCAGTTTGAAGAATTTCTTGCACAGTTTTACCTTGAGCATTGACATCAGTTTTAAACTTCTTGACACTGTCTGTTATGGCTCCACTGCCCCAGGCAAGCGCCTTACAAGAATAGGTAGCTCCGTTGCTCGTTCCTGACATACTAATATCACTAAAGATAAAAGGTATTGATTTTTTTGTATTTGGAATATTAGAAATTTGTCCAGTTTCTTTATTTCCCCTAAATTCGATAGTTAATAAAAACGGAGCAATGCGCCAACTTGGATGCCCTTGTTCCAAGGCAGCTTGTTCGCAAGCAACAAAGAACATGCCCAAGCTGTATGGCTCTATTATATCAAATGACATAGTAGCAACATTACTGTTGTTGCCGGTTTGAAATCCTATTAAACTCTTGACCATGACGTTATCGATAAAAAAATCATGTTTACCATAGGCAGTTTTAATCCTATTACTTGGATCAGCGTTGGCACTCTTGCATATTAGTTTAACAGGCTTGCCAGCCATGTAAGTAGCTCCAGGATTATTAGCCTCTTTAGCACTTAGACAGGCTATTCCAAGAATATAATCATAACTGGCGTAGGCAAACAGTGGATTCGATAATGGTAATTTAGTACCAGATAATTTTTTAAAAAATCCGCCAAGAGAACCAAATGCTCCAGATACTAAATTTGTTACTGCACTAAGGCCGGTAGCGGATCCTATTGAATCTACTAGTTTGCTGGCATCGTTTAATTTTGTAGGGTCGACGGTTGGTAGATTCATATTATAATCCTAACACATTTCGAAGACTGCTGTTTTTTGGTATGTAAATTTTAGTGCCTGGGACAAAATCAAGGATTGGATCTTGAAGTACGTCCATATTACGTTGTGTAAATACCCACCACAAAGTCGCATCACCGTACAAGTCAAACGCTAACAAATCTGGTCGGTATGTGTATTGTGGCTGAATGTTGTACAAGAAGTCATCGACTTCGGCACTAACTGGTCGTATCGATAATATATCAAGATAATTGTTTACTACTTGAGTGTTAAACCACGGGCTTGTATTTGTATAGTTTGATGACATATTAGATATATCCGAATGGGTTATTTAGATATCCGCCTGATACAAATCTATCAAGACTGAATTTACGGGTACTATCTCTACTGTAAATTGGCATTAGATCTATAGTAAAAGTACTCTTAGTTGGAACGTGGCTTACTCCACCGCTGGTTTCCCCGCCGATACCTAAGCTACTTGCCAGTCCAGCTACCTGTCCAATGCCGCCTGCAATTGAGCTTACGGCACTGGCCACTTGGCCGCCCATTCCTCCTAATACGCTGCCTAGACTATCCGACAGTCCGCCAATGCTGTCAGTGATTCCTTCAATTTCGCCTGCGGCTGATCCTACTACATTAACTCCAATGTAATCACATTCTTTATCTAAATCTACTGACATTTTTGTAACAACTACTGGAACATTTTTAAAAACATAATTTCCATAACCATTTAACATGATAACTGGTGGTGGGTTGCCTGCTTTAGGATCTTTACCTGCAAACATTTTTGTTAGTGAACGAAGATAATGCACCATGGCAATCCAATACAATCCTTCTGTTGGATCTGACACATACATCGGAGCCACGATTGTGATCTGTCCAGGATTACTGCTTTTAAACGCTTGAAACGTATAATTATTATGTACAATGTTTGAGAGCGGGGAATAACTTGCGCTACTGGTTATATTGATTTTTGGAGTATACGGAAAAATTAAAGCACCTGCATCTTTTAATGGTTTTAATACAGGACTGCCTTGGAAACTGGTCCACTTGGCTATGCTTAGTCTAACACGCCAGTCGTTGGGATTGTCAGTATCACTAAAGGAAGCTACTGCCCCCATGATATCACCAATTGCTTCGCCGGCTGCTGGTAGATCGATAGCTCGCATCGCTCCCGCGATCGAACCTTCGGCTCCGTATCCTGCTGATATTGCTCCTGCTAATCTACTAGCAGTCCCTACCGCAGTTGCGGCCCCTGTAATAGCGCCTGATGCGGCGCCAGCTGATTGAATAAAGTCTGCCATTTATAATTGTCCTTTTGGTATAATATTTAGTTGACTTTTTAATGTGTGTAGTTTATAATATAACATCCGGAGAATGAATTAATGACAGCTAAAGTTAACTACCTAAACAACAAGGATATGTTGTTGGAAATACACCGTTCAAAAAGTTCGTATTGTGTTTTTACCAAACCAGAATACCATCAATATGATATCATACTACCAAGTGTAGATAAAATTAATATAAGAACAGTAGCAGAAGCCAAACGAAATAGGGCTAAACGCATTGGTGACTTAGAATATTCTACTCGTAAAAAGGCAGGTGAAAAAGTCAAACAAGCAGACTGCGAAGTTGACTATAAAAAAATTCAAAAGTTAGATTTAGTGTTTAGGATTATGAGTTTTGACCATATTCCGTTAAACAGTACACGCAAGAAGAATCCGAAAAGTCTAGCAGACCACAGAGACAAAGTAAACTTTCCGCCATTCCAACATTGGAAGTTTAATGACGAAGATCCAGAAAAACTGATCTGTGTTGGAAAAAGCCATTGGAAGGGCGATTTGGAAAAAGGCTATTTTGACAAAGATGCAGGCCAAATCACTCCAACTCTAGCCCGTATGATGTTAAAATTATGTGAGAGGTATGCTACCCGCGGCAACGTTCGTGGCTACACCTATAATGACGAAATGAAAGGTCAAGCTATTTTACAGTTGACACAAATAGGACTACAATTCGATGAATCAAAAAGTGATAATCCTTTTGCTTATTTTACTGCGGCGGTGACTAATAGTTTTGTGCGTGTTATCAATATTGAAAAACGAAATCAAAATATCCGCGATGATATTCTTGAAATGAACGGTATGAATCCAAGTTACAGTCGTACCGGAGCAGGCGAACATGCCGCGGCATTAAAACGCCATAACGAGGACACAACTAATGAGCCAACCAATGAGCCAACCAATGACGCACCAACTGTTTAAAAAAGTAGCTTGTTTCACAGACATTCACTTTGGTTTAAAATCTAACAGTGGTGTACACAATAAAGACTGTGAAGACTTTGTAGATTGGTACATTGCCAAAGCCAAGGAGGAAGGTTGTGACACAGGAATGTTTATGGGCGATTGGCATCACAATCGTAACAGTCTTAATATTACTACTATGGACTATAGCCTTAGAGCCCTTGAAAAACTGGGACAGGCTTTCGATAACTTTTATTTCTTTCCTGGTAATCATGATCTTTATTACAAAGATAAGCGGGACATCCACAGCGTTGAATTCGGAAAGTATATTCCTGGCATCACTGTGGTACACGAGCCCACTACTATTGGTAATGTTACTCTATGTCCTTGGCTCGTTGGGGACGAATGGCGAAGCATAGGCAAGAAAGGTGGCAAGTATATATTTGGCCATTTTGAATTGCCCAGCTTCTTTATGAATGCCATGGTGCAGATGCCGGATCATGGCGAGATTCAATTAGATAGTTTTCAAAACTATGAATTAGGATTTAGCGGGCACTTCCACAAGCGTCAGCAACGTCAGAATATGATTTATATTGGCAATGCATTTCCACACAACTATGCAGATGCGTGGGATGACGAACGTGGTATGATGGTGCTAGAATGGGACGGTACTCCCGAGTATCATACGTGGCCAGGGCAACCTACATTCCGTACTACCAAACTAAGCGAACTGATCGATCGTGCGGACGAAATAATCTTGCCCAAGCAACATTTACGTGTTACACTAGATATAGATATTACATTTGAAGAAGCAAGTTTTATTAAAGAAAAGTTTATCGCAGATTATGATATCCGTGAGCTAACGCTTATTGCTGAAAAGAAAGATATTGAAATTAACACTAACATTGATATACAGGCATTTGAAAGTGTAGATCAAATTGTATCTAGCCAAATTATTAATATTGACAGTGATCAATTTGACAAAAACATGCTATTATCAATTTACAATAATCTATGATAAAAATAAAAGAATTAACGGTTAAGAACTTTATGAGCGTGGGTAATCAAACCCAGGCTGTAAATTTCGCACAACAAAATTTAACTCTTGTCTTAGGTGAAAACTTAGATCAGGGCGGTGATGATAACGGTAGTCGTAATGGTACAGGTAAAACCACGATTGTTAATGCGCTAACATATGCACTTTATGGCAATGCTCTAACTAACATTAAAAAAGATAATCTTATCAATAAGATTAACAATAAAAATATGTTGGTTACACTGGCATTTGAAAAAGATGGTATGGACTATCGTATTGAACGAGGTCGTAAGCCTAATATACTACAGTTCTTTGTCAACGACCAAGAACAAGAAACTGCTGAAACAGACGATGCTCAAGGTGATGTTCGCGAAACACAAAAAGATTTAGATGATATTCTAGGTATGAGTCACGACATGTTCAAACACATTGTTGCGCTCAACACTTATACTGAACCTTTCTTGAGTATGCGGGCTAACGACCAACGTGCTATTATTGAGCAACTATTGGGAGTAACACTGCTAAGTGAAAAAGCTGATCGTCTTAAGGAACTTATTAAAACAACTA